AACAGAGCCAAGATAGTATTTTTCGGGATCATACCATAGGCGCATTTCGGAGGCGTTAAGGAGCCAGCCCGCTATAGCCTGATACTTATTGACAAGATCATCCTTGCCGGTACCATTCAGGGCGAAGTTCAAGCGAATGGGTGATGCCTGGTACTGCCAATAGGTGCTTTCCACGGCGGTCAGATGCCCCGGACGAGGTTCCCTGTTCCGGTTGCGCCGGGGCAAAAGAAGAGGGGTGACACTCCCCAGCGTCAACCCCTTATTAATACTGCTTATCCCATCAAGCAAGGCAAACGGTTGTACGTTCATGCAGCCTCCTTAGTTCCCGGTACGCTTCATGCGGCGTTCCAGCTCATCCAGAACGTAGTCCGCGTCCTGCTGGCTGCCAATTTGAGTGTTGTAAAAATTCACAGTCATGCCGCCCCCGCTGACATTCGGTATAGATCTCCCGATCATGTCAAGCTGCCGCTGTACAGCATCTTGCATGCCGGTGGTGAGGGCTTCAAGCGTGGCGATGATAGCACTGCCGCCACTGGCAAGGCCGGTGGCCAAGTATTGCACAAGCGACGCCCCGGCATCTTCCCACGGAGAACCAAAGGATGCAATCAGGTCAGTCATCTGCTGTAAGTTATTGGACATGACCATGCGTAGGGCTTCCTGACGTAGATTTTCTTCGTCCATTAACTGGGAGTATTTATCCTGCACAGCGGCCTTTTGATCCTGAAGCGCGTCGATTTCAGCTTGCCGGGCGAGCTGGGCCTGCCGGCGCTGCTCGTCGGCTATCAGTTTGTCAATTTCCTGCTGCAGCTCGCGGCGTTCGCGTGCGGATTTTGTGGTGCGGAGCTGCTTCTGTTTATCGGTCAGGTTTTCTTCATAGTCCTGGGCACGGGCGGCTTCTTCTTCCGCATCAGTCTGGGCGCGCAGTATATCAATCCGATCATCCAGCGCGTCAAGTTCGGCGTCCTTTTCCTCCTGAAGGCGGTTCTTCAGAGCGGCCGCGATCTGACGATAGGCACGCTGTATGGCGCTGGATTGGGCCTGTAAAGCCGCCTCCTGCGCCTGTAGGACTTCCTGCTGCTGTTGCTGCTGCAGGGCATACATTTGTTCCTGCATGCTCCAAAGCTCTTCCTGCGTCAACTGGTGAGCGTTGATGATACCCTGGAGCATTTCAAGCTCCTGCTGTACCGTCAGCTCGCCTAGGGCTTTCTTGTGGTTATACAGGTCCATGTCGGTCTGGTACTGCTGCTGACGCAGGGCTTCGCGGGTATCGTACAAGCGCTCATCAATGTCGGCCAGTTCTTCAGCGTTCAGTTGATGGGCAGCCTTGATTTGTTCCAATCCGGCAATCTCGGCCTGCAGGGTAAGCTGGCCAAGCATTTTCTTGTGATCCAGGGAAGCATAAGCATCATCCAGGTCCTTTTTTCGGATCTCTTCTTGCACATCAAAGATGCGCTTTTCAAGGTCGCGTTGATCATCGACCTTCAGGGTGCTTGCTCCCCGACGGTTACGATATTTGGCTTCCAGAGCTTCCAGTGTGACAAGCTGCTGTTCAAGTGAAACACGCTTCATGTCTACTTCCTGTTCCATGGCGGCGATATCTTTTTGGAAAGCGGTTTGTCCGCCCCCGCCGCCCCCGCTGCTTTTGGCGCCAACGGAAGACAGTCCAAGAAATCGGCCAAGTGGAGTATTGGCCAAGCGGTTCCAAAAGCTTACAATTGAATTAAAAGCAGAGAAAAAGCCGGATGTCTCGATCTTGATATCTCCGCGCCTGTTAGCGGCCGCTATCAATGCAGACACAGCCGGCGTCAATCCGTTTATTTCATCCTTAGCCAGACCCATGCTGCCGGAGATGGTTGCGGCCATGGCGTCCAGGATGCCGATTGCCTCTTCCGGGCCCTTGGCAGATATTTTCGCGTCTCCCAGCATCTTATTAAATTCTTCCTGCGTGGCTGTGCCGTCTTTGGCGGCCTGGGCGATCTTTCGCCAATTGCGCACGTTCTCCGCCGCTGCCTGATCCATCGTAATGGATTTTTTTAAGACATCAACCTTTGCGGTAAGCTTATTCACTTCTGCCTGGAATTCTTTAGCACTGGCGGTCAGGGGATCAAACGAATTGCTTCCAACAGAAAAGTCAAATGCGGACTTCGATGAATTTGAAAGGTTTGAATAGGCAGTATCCAGATTAAAAATCTGTTCAGCAAGTTTTGTCGCCTGTTCATTTCCTTTCCCAAAGGCCTCAACCAGAACCCCCTGCATCGCTACAAGCGTTGCCCGGGTGGTTTGGTATGCCAACATTTGTGCCGCTTGCCGGTCGGTTAGAATTTGTTCCAGCTCACCTTGTGCGGTCAACTGGGAATTGATCTCGTCCAGCGTATCAACCTGGTCCTTTTGTAGGCTAGTAGTGGCAAGCACCCTATCCAGTGCGGCTTTATAGGTATCGGATTCCTGGATTCCGCTTTCCTTCTGCATGATGCGCAGGGCTTCTTGGGCATCCCTTGCATCTCGGATGCTGGCGGCAAGATTGTCGTAAGCAGAGATTTGGTCGTTTGCAGACTTCACAGCAGCGTCAAACGCTTTTGTGTCACCGGCGCGGAAGGCATCAAGAAACTTTGCAGAATCGAATTCCTGCATAGCAGTATACAATTCTTCGACAATGAACTTAAATGATGCAAGATCGGGATAAGTATCGCCCAAAGCTTTTTGAATATCCTTTGCTTCAAGCCCAAACGCATCCCCAATTTTAACAGCGCTCGACGCCAACTTGTTAAAAAAGTCTTGAAATTCCGACAGTTCGGCGTCCGTCAGCTTTTCACCAGACATTAACCGCTTGTAGTAGCCGTCGACTGCACGCTGAGCTTTACTGAGGTCAGCATTATCAAGGGAGTCAGTAAATTGAGCTATGAGGTTATTTGCAAAGGCATTTGCTTCCGCAGTATTGGTGAATCCCTTTTCAGCCGCATCGCCCCAAAGCTTCTGGGTAAGCTGCTTTGCAAAACCTTCCGTCGCTGATTCATCCCCACCAATCGCTTCTACCATTTTTGCGTTCAGCCATGTGGAGAATAGATCGAGTTCACCCGCCAATTCCTGCTTCCAAGCCTCTATAGCTTTAATCACATCGGAATCTTTCGGGTTTGCTTTCAAATATTCATTTGCTTCTGCAATAAAGTTCCGTACCGCATCGGGCCGTCTACCGGTAATAGATGAATCAATGGCGGTCCTGGCGTTTGCGGCATCAAGTTCTCGCTGTTTTTGAAGCTCGACTTCATTGGCTGCGATCTTGTCTTTGATGGCTTGCGTTACTGTTCCGTAAGCAGACGCAACACCATCAAGCGCCCCGGTTGTGATTCCGTACTGCTCTGAAAGTGTTTTTTCAATGCTATACATTTCCTTTGTTTCGCTATAGGAAAGCTTTTTCTTCCCGGACAGCTCCCGGTAGCGAGCGTCTAGCGAACTAAGCTCTGCGTTTGCATCCCTGTATCCATTTAACTCCTCTTTACGTGCCTGAGCTGCTTCCTGGGCGGCCTTGGCGGCGGCCTCCTGGTTTCGCGCATAGGCTGAATAAGCTAAAGAGAACACCCCAAGAGCTGCCCCGATTCCTATAAGCCACGGCATGGCCGCATGAATGCTTACACCAAATACAGTAGCGCTAGCAGCGGCCTTTGCAAAACTGATCTTCAACTGCTCAAGTGCGATAGAACCAGCAGGCAAAACGATAGCTAGCCCAAGCATGGCAACGCCGCCAGTAGTTAAACCGGCGGTCAGGGACGGAAGCGTATCAACCGTGCCGCGTAGAATATTCTGAAACAGCGTGAATCCTTCCGTCAGCAGCCCCACGACTGGGGCCATGCTACTGCCGTAACTCCTGGAAGTCAATTCGCTTGCCATGGCAGCTTCGGCCTGCGTGCCGGCTAGGGTCTTGCTGACCTTCTCAAGGTTCCCGACCATATGTTCAGTTTCAGTCATGATGCCGTTGTATTCGGCCTGGACCTTCTGCGCCTGGGTGAGGGATTCAACGCCTACACCTAGCTCCTTGGCGTACTCTTTCCACATAATGCTGACGTTTTTCGTAACGCCGGCATTATCCACCAAGATGGACATTTCGTTTTTCAAGCCTTCAGTGGCGCTTGTAACGGCCTGCGCAATGGACATACTTGCCTGCCGCCCTGTAGCGGCGGCGTCCTTCAGCCGATTGATGGAAGCAACCGCCTCATCCAGGGTATAGCCGCGTGAAAGAAGGTTCCTTAGGCTTGTAGCGGCAGCGGTCGCATCAAAGAACTTGTCAATCAGGCCATCAAGCCCCGTCAACAAAGCGTTTGAGCCGATGCCCTTACCCTCGGCGATAGACTGCACGCCGATGATGGCCGTCTGATACTTGGTCAGGGCATCAATGCCCCTGTCCACCGCACCCAGCACGATGTTAATCATCTTTCCGGCGGCAGCGGCAATGCCTGCATACGCCACAGACTGCATGGCGCTGGCTTCTTCGGCGGACTTGCCCATTTGCTGATGGCTTTGGGTCATCTGCTGCCCTGCCTTGGTAGTGGCTGTAGCAGCGCCCTGAACAGCCTTTGTTTCCTGGGCGGCAGACTTCTCCACGGCGGCCCCTGCCTTGTCGCTGCTGGTGCGCATTTGCGCCATGGCGGTTTCAAGCTGCCGGGCGCCTTCGAGCACACCGGTGGCGTCGGCCCGGATTCGCATGACAATTCCGCCTACATCCAATTCATTGGCCACAGTCCCACCGCCTTAAAATTCATCAGCAAACTTTTCTACTGGCTTGTCTTCTTTTTCAATCTTGTGCATATCGGCATATGCGTCCAAGACAAGCATCAGCTCGTCCAAGTAGTAATCGAGCATCATTTCCTGCTTGCTGATTCCGATTGACTTACAGGCGGCTGTGAGCCGCTGGAGCCAATACTCGCCTTCTTCGTAGTCGTGCGTAACATCGGCAGGACGGCGCTGCGCACGTTCATAAAAAAATCAGTCAGGTCGTTCAGCTTCCAGAAGGCCGTCCATACCTGCATCAATTCGGCGGGGGATAGTCTGTCACGAATGACCGCAATATCCACATCCATGATGGTGGCCATGATCTCTATGGCCTTGCCGGGTACAACGGAAAGCAGTCGAACGGCCAGTGCCCGGAAATCTTCCGACGTCAACACGGTGAGCTGCGCCAGGATATCGCCCGGCTTCATTCCGGGGAAAGCGTCCTCTATCAGGTCCATGAGGATCCCGCCAATGCGTTCCATGGCATCCAGGTATTTGCCGACCGGCATTTTCTTTATTTCAACACCGCACACCATCTGCGACACGGGTCGGGATGTTCGGATGCTTTTATCTCTTCCAAACATTGCTTTTCCTCCTACAAAGTCAGGCGGCGGCGCCCATGTTGGACACCGCCGCAATTGTCATGCCGCTATTACACGGACCAGGTAGCCGTAAGGGTAACAGCCGCAGCGGGCATGGTGACCGCGTGACTCTCGTCGTAGGTGTTTGTGCCGTCGCTCCAGCCAAGGAAGGTCTTGCCGGTCTTGACGAAGGTATTGGCAGCGGTGATAAGCGTTTCTCCAACGCACAGGGCAGCCTGCACGGGCGCGTCGCCGGTGGCACCTTCTCCAGCGGCATAGGTAACGGTGTACTTGACAGTGCCCACGATGGTATCCAGCCAGGTGATAGCAGCGCCTTCTGCCACGTCTTTGATGGCGCGAACGCGGCGATCCAGTTGGCGGCCCACACACAGGAATTCCAAGGCGTAAGTGTTGACATCGTTCGTGTTTTCCTTCACAGCCTTGTGATCAGCCTTGACGGACTGCAATTGTGCGTCAAAATACTGATACAGCCTGTACCCACCGTTGGACAGCAGTGCGGAGAAGGACAGCGCAACATGGGGGGCTTGGTCGGTTTCAAACTCCGACAGAACACCGTCAGCAAACGTTGCCCCGGCCAGCGCAGCAATATTGGCCAACTCCATTTCATTGACCACGATGGACAGGGTGGTGTCGGTCCAATCGGAACCGGTCTTGTAGTATCCATCGTCGCCGGGGATTTTGAACGATGCCTTGTTGTCAACCGGAGAACAGGACCGTGTGCCAACAAGCCGAATACCAGTAGCCGCGACCACATAGGACGCCAATGTATTGGTCGTGTGCGGGAAGTATTTCAGGTTGGAAAAGCCTTTCAATGCGATATCAGGCATCAAGAATCACTCCTTATGTTTTGCCCCATAGGGCGATTTCGGAATAGT